CTAATATTGGCGAACAAGCTGATCCAGAAGACGCACCAGAAGTCGAAGAAACGCCAGAAGCTCCAGCAGCTGAAGAAGCTCCAGTAGCAGCAGCCGAAGAAGCTCCAGAGGCAGCACAAGAGTCAGTTGAAGTGGAAGAAGCAGATCCTAGTGGAACAGCTGCAGCACTTCAAAAAGTTTTAAATAATACTTTAGTATTTTATTTTGCAGCTCATAGAGCGCATTGGAATGTTGAAGGCGATGACTTTTCGGAATTCCATGATTTATTTGGAAACATCTACGAAGATGCGCAAGGTTCAATTGATCGTTTAGCTGAAAATATAAGAAAAGTTCAGTCATTCCCTTCGAATTTGACAGAAGTAGTTATGAGTGCAGATTTTAAAGATGATTGCGATTGCAAAGATGCAATGGGAATGTCTCAAATGCTGCTTGAAAAGAATGTAACGCTCAATGAAAGCATCCTTTCTGCTTTCACAGTTGCCAACGAAGCTAACGAGCAGGGTGTTGCAAACTTTCTTGCCGAGCGAGATGACATGGCCAAGAAATGGTCATGGCAGTTAAGATCTATTCTCAAGATGGAAGCTGGCGAACCAGCTGACGAATCATGGAGAATAACAAAGTCTGAAGAAGTTTCAGAATCAGCAGAAGAACTCGTTGTAGTTGATTCCGCTAATCTTGAAGCTTCAAAGGAAAATCAAGAAGAAGAAGTGGCAAAAGCAGAGCTCACTGGCAACGAAAGCGCCTCTGAGGAAAATGCTGATGCTAGCAAGCTTCAATCTCTTGAAGAAGAAAACCAGAAGCTCAAAAATGCATTACATAGAACTCTTGTTGAAAGAGTTGTAGACGCAAAGATTGCAGCTGGAGTTGAATCACATGAAGTAAGAGAGTCTCTTATTCAGGAACATGTTAGCCGTTCGGCTTCATCTCTTGCTGACTCTCTGAGAGATCTGGCAAAAATGCCAGCTACCAAGAAAATAGCTGGAATGATGTTAGAGATGAATTCAGAAATTGAAGTTATTGAAGGTGAAGAAAACGTCACCACCATTAATGGAGAAGAAGAAGTAGTCGAAGAAAAAGTGACAAATACTCCAGAGCAGTTATTTGTAGATGCCTTAATGGGCCGCCGTAAACTTTAATCATAATCTAAGGAGAAATTTAAATGAGTTTAGCAAAATTTCGTAAAGTAGGGACTAAGACCGGCACAGGCCGTTTAGTAGTCTCAGAGGGTATCGCTCCAGCAGCTTACCTCCTAACCCACCCAGGTCTTCCGACCTTTTATTCAGACAGTGAAGATGACCGTTTTGAAATTGTAATCCCTAAAGGTACAATCATTTCAGTTATTGCAGACGCCAATGGTGATGCAAGAGTAATTCCAGCTAATGGTTCTAACTCTTCAGTAACCTGGGGCGACAACATGCCAGATGCATGGTCTCCACTTACAGGTGCAACCCCTGCGTACAGCTCAGGCGCTACTGACACTATTGCAGTAGCAGCAAGATCAGTTCCAGTCGGCGTTGCCCAATACGATCTCTACCGTCCTTTTGACAAGGGCACTTCACAGGGTGCTGGTTTCATCACTCATGGATACGTAGAGTACCCAATGGTTCAGGGTATCAATAACGACGTAACAGTCGGTTCATTGATCGCTCCAGACTTTATGGGTCGCCCAAGAGCATTATCAGCTGGTGACTGTGGTACATATCCATGGTTGCAGGTTGGTAAGGTAATTGAAGTAGAGCAGTTCGCCACCAATTTTGATGACGGCCTCCTCTCCTACATGCAGTTGCCTTCAGATCCGGGCGCTCTCAAAACCGTTTTTGAAATCACGCAAAGTGGTCCATATAGCGGCAAGTTGGGCATCCGTTCAAACCTGGATGTAAACAATGTCATTGGCGCATTCCGCGTCAACCTAACCTTATAATAAAAAGAAAAGAAGGAAAACCCTAAGATGAGTAAAACAATCCAAGAACTCCTTTCAGGACTCCCAGCTTGGGAAACCGCATTATCAGAGGATGGGTACATCGACGAAGACAACAGAGTTACTGTCAAGGAAGCTTTTGCATCACCAGATGCAGCAGCACTTTTCCCTAAAGTTATCTCTCGCACTCTAAGAGAGGCTGCAGAGCCACAATTGTTGATCACACCCTTACTTTCTACTGTTCGCCTTGGAAAGGGCCGTTCATTAGAATTCCCAGCAGTTAATGCAATCCAAGCAGCAGAGATCCCTGAAGGACAAGAGTACCCAGAGCAGTCACTCGCATTTGCGAAGCAGATTGAAGGCAAAGTCTCGAAGAAGGGCGTTAAGCTCTCCTTCACAGAGGAAGTCATCGCTGACTCCCTTTGGGACATCGTTGGTCTTCACGTCCGCGCAGCAGGTCGTGCAATGGCTCGCTTGAAAGAGCAGATCGCACTAAGTCGTTTCAAAGACGCCGCAACAATTGTCTTCGACAATGACAGCGGTTCCTATGATGACACAACTGGTCGTGACATTAGCGGTGCCTTCAATGACACCATTACGTGGGACGATATCGTCGACATGGCAGCAGTTCTCATGGCAGAAAAGCATGTTCCAACCGACTTCATTCTTCACCCATTGATGTGGTCAGTATTCCTTAAGGATGCAATCTTCCACTACGGTGGAGCAGCATCTGCGGTCAATACAAGTTGGGGCTACCGTCCATCGAATGCAGATGGCGCACTTAACGCAACTGCACCTATGGGCCTTAATGTCCTTGTCTCACCATTCGTAAGCTTCACAGCTAAGAGCGGTGCTACATCAGCTAAGTCTGACCTCTTCTTGATCGATAGAAACGAAGTTGGTTCATTGTTGGTCAAGGACGATATGTCCACCGACCAGTTCGATGATCCTTCACGTGACATCCGTCAATTGAAGATGAAAGAGCGCTACGACATCGTAATGCTTGGCGATGGTGAGGGTATCACTGTTGCTAAGAATGTTAACCTCAGCCGTAACTACGAGGTTCTCGTTACTAACGAAACAGCCTGATCTTAGGACAATTATAGTTACGGTCACCTTGGTGACTAAACCTAAGGGATTTGGGACGGTAGGTAACTACCGTCCCTTATTCTTTTTCTAAATAAGGTTACTAAATGTACAGAGGAATAAGGAGATAATGTGGCACTATATTTAATAGAGCACGCTAGTGTAGACGCTGACGTAGTAATAATTAAGTTTGGTAGAACTGTTAAAATCAGTACTTTAATTAATCCAAACTTTACGGTAGAAAGCACTGATGCAACTCCAATTGTTGTAAATAGTCCATTTGCACCTATTAACACAATTACTGACTATAATCAAATCTCTAGAACATTAAGATTATTTTGGGACAAGCAGTTAACCGCCAATAAAGAATATAAAATAAAAGTAACAAATCTTTTTGACGCTGTAAATGAAAAAATACCATCAGAGAGTATAGTTTTTACAAAGAATGATGACGCAACTCCTTCTACAGTAATAGCAAACATAACTTCATTCCAAGAACCTGATTATGAAGAGATTTTAATTGAAGATAAATCTTTAAGAATAGATGCCTTCTCCACTGTTCAAATAATTGCTAAGAATCCTAATTTTTTTATAAAATCAATAGATCCGGAAAACGGTTCATTCTATTTAGATAATTCACACAATAATGGCAGAGTTACAATTACATTCAATGCTCGCCCAGCTTCTAACTTCCTTAATAATGATTACTTCAAGGTACAGAGGAAGAAGATCCAAAGAATCCCATCTAGGTGGGAAACTGTTACAGCTAATGTTTCAATTCATTCCTGGGAACCAGAAGTTTACTTAGACATGCCATCCCCAGACGCTACTCCTGTATTTTACCCAAATGACAAAGAGTATTATGAAACTGGCTATAAATATAGAATTATAATATCTAAAGATATAGGTATTTAATATGTCTAATTTTGTTTACAAAAAAGCAAAAGAAGCAATATTAAATGGACAGATAAATTTTTCTTCTAATCAATTTAAATTATTATTTGTAAAAACAGCAAACTACACTGCTTCAGAATCATCCCACGAATTTCTCTCTTCCGTAGCCAATAACGCTATTGCTGCCACTAGCAGTGCAATCAGTGGCGTGACCAATGCCCTCGGAGTTATAGATGCTGATGATATATCAGTTTACCTACAAGCTAACACAACATTTGAAGCAATAATTTTATTTCAATCTACGGGGAATCCAGCTACTTCTAGACTACTATTTTATATAGATACTGGATTAAATTTACCATTTACTGGTTCACCCTTAGACTCTAGTTTATCTATAGTCTGGGAAAATAATTCTACAAAAATATTATCATTATAGGAAGATACAATGGCTACAAATTACCCCAACTCTTTAGATGTCTTAATTAATCCAACTGCTACAGACACTTTAAATTCTGCCACAGTACCTCACGCGCAACAGCATGCAAATATAAACGATGCAATGGAAGCTGTCCAAACTATTCTTGGAATTAACCCAGCAGGCTCTCATTTGACCATTAAAGATAGAATACAAGCATCTGAAGCTCTAAATGGCCTAAGTGACGTTACTATTACTTCTGTTGCTTCAGGTAATATACTTAGGCATAATGGGTCAAAGTGGGTCAACTATGCCGACTCTAACCTTACCGATGGGGGAAATTTTTAAAAATGGCTAATACAATTAGAATTAAAAGAAGAGCATCCGGAGTTGCTGGAGCACCCGGATCTTTAGAGAATGCAGAACTTGCATACAATGAAGTAGATAATACTCTTTATTATGGTAAGGGAACTGGTGGAGCAGGCGGGACCGCAACTACCATAGAGGCTATTGCTGGACCAGGTGCTTATGTAGGTCTTTCTGGCACTCAAACAATTACTGGAAATAAAACATTTTCTGGAACACTTTCAGTTGCAACACCATCTTCTAATGCACATGCAGCAACTAAACTTTATGTAGACACTGCAATTGGTGCAGTTGCAACTACATTCACAGTTGCAGGAGATTCTGGCACAAATCAGACAATAACCACAGGATCAGATAC